TGTTGCGATGTTACCGGCAGAAGTAGCACCAGCAGTTGCGGTTTCAGCCAAATACTTGCGAGTATTTTCTAGTGTTGAAGCCATTACTGCTTTCTTATTGCCTTGTAGGCCTTCAAGAAGTGCGCTTTTAGTCTCGTGCCAGCGACTTTCTAGTAGTTCTGACATTGGTTTCTCCTTAATTTAATCCAGCTAAACGACGAATATCAATTACGTTTTTGTCGTCTGCTTGTATGTCATTTTTGTTTTCTCTGTTGCCTGTTACTTCTTTTGCCTCTGCTAATACTGCCTTTTGCTTCGCTGGACCTTTACCGTCTATTACTGCCGGTAGGTACTTGTCAAACGCAGATTGTAGTCTGCTAGTTTGTACAGATTCCAGTAAGTCTTTCATTATTGATTTCTGTTCCGCATTTAGTGGATCAGTTAATTCGTTAACAATTTCTTGACGTTTAATTGACTCGTTGATGCTTTTGATTTTTACATCTTGTGCTTCAGCTAGTTCAATTGCTTTCTTTGCTGCCTCACGAGCTTCATTAACTTGTTTTGTCTTCATATCAACAACTTTTAATAGTTTTTGTGTTTCAGACTTTTCATTTAACAAGCTATGAGTGTACTCATTTGAAAATGCTTCGAAAATTTTGCGACCAAAGTCGTTTTGTCTTGCTGTGTCGATATCTTCTTTAAGTTGAGAAATTTCTTTTCTAAGTCCTTTTCCAACCATTTCTGATACCATTTCAGCAGATTTAGAAATAAAGTCTTTTTTGACTTTTTCAATGTGTGACTTGCCTTCACGTACAAGACGTACTTTTGTTTCGGCAAGATCTTTTTTGTCTTCGTAAAACTCTGCAAGTTCTTTAGCAAGTGATTCTACTACAAATTGTTCCATAGCTACAAACTTATCAGCCATTGCTTTTTGATCTGAATGTAATTCTGTAACTTCTTTTTTCAAAGATTCCATTACAAAATCTTTTAGAAGATTAGCATTTTGACGCTGTGCAACAGCAAATTTTGCTTTTGCTTCAGCTAATTGCTTGCGATCTTCTTGGAATTCTGCGATTTCCTCTGCTAATTTTTCAGTAACTAAAGCATCAACAGCTTCAACCATAGTTGATTTGTCATGCTCGTACTTTTTAGCAAATTCTTCACGTAGTTCAGCTGTTACAGCAAGTTTATTTTCTTTAATTCTTGCTTCCCAAGCTTCTTGTATTTCAGAACGTACTTCTTCTGAAATTGCAGTGTTTTCAAAGAGTGATTTCAGTGCATCGATCATGTTTTTCTCCTAATTCACTGGAGCCTGCTTATTATATCTAATAAGCTCTCTTTGAGATATTTTTGTGCCTTTTTATCGCCTTGAATTTCCCTTGATGTTTGGAACGCCCTATAACCACCCTTGGTATTCATAAGATGTTCGTAAATTGGTGTAGGATATGCACCAGGGGCGCTAGGCTGAGCCACAACGTCCACGGTGATTATTTCAAAATCACTAACCTCTCCTGATCCGTCTTCCATAACATTACCGCTACCTCTAGATGAGACACCTAGTTTAACACCGCTTTCAAGCATTGTTTTAACTAGTTGTCCCATTGGAGTTGGTAAAATTTTAAGTTTTCCGTAACCATTTGGACCATCCATCCACATTTCTGTAATCATATGGCTTACACGGTCTAAGTTAATGTTAAGTCCTTCAGGATGATCTACTTCACCTAACACTGAGTAGCCACCACTAATTTGTTCGTTGAGTGTGGTGACAGCCCTGCCAATCTCGTTAACGGGATAAACACGCTGATTTGCGTTGCGTACTCCGCCTTGAATGCAAATACCTTTCATGTAAAGGTCTTTACCATCGTTAGCAGACTCAACAACAATCCTAGCCTGGTCGAAACTCAAATGTTCATTTAGTAAATTCATCAGTCAGTCCTTAATCAGTTTAGCTGCCAATAGTTGATTTTTTATTAGCTGCATCGCCGGCTGCTTTAGCTGCTGGTGCTGATTTAATGTCAGCTGCTTTACCACCTGGAACGTTCACGTTACCCATGTCGTCCTCTTTTGGTGCTGCTGCTTTGCCGCCTGCTTCATCTTTTGATCCTGCTGCGATATTTGCTGATGTACCACCCATATCATTTTTACTTGCTACAGCTGATTTTGTACCGTTAGTACCTGTATCGCCCATTTTTGGTGACACTGTGTCAACATATTCACGCATTACTTCGCCTGCTGATTTTGGTGCTTTTGACTCTTCTACTTCGTCATCAGTTGCTTCT